TGTATTTTTCCAGTCAATAGTTGTATCTAATCCTTCTAGTTCTTCTAATTGTTCGTTACTATCTAGTTTACGTCTTGTAAATCTGCTAGCAGGAACTCTGTATGCAAGTTCTGTTTTCGGTCGATCCATACCGTCTTGAATTGGCTTGAAGAAAAACGGGTAGTTGACGGAAATGGGTACGATTTTATCGGTAAACATTTTCTTCGCATCAGCCCCTGATTTTGAAAGGACACCGTATCTAGCATCACTAGAGATAGTGGCAAGGTTGACTGTTTCGCCAGATGCCATGAATGAAAAACCAGACCGTCTGTTTTTGAGGTAGCACATTCCGTAGCAGCGTGTATCTGCTTTGCAAGCTTCCCAGAATATAAAGAATAATCTGTTTGCTTCTCGAAAGTCTGCTTGCCCAACATCAATCTTGGACCACTGCAAGTACATGTAATGAGTACCAGTAATATAAGTAGCTTTACCCTTGTTAGTAAACCAATAACCTTCGTGGCGCCTGGCAAATTCTCTATCAATATATGCATACCATTTTTCTTTAAAATCATCCGGATATTGTTTCCAGTCAAATATTGTTTTAATCTTAGCTAAAGTTTTTGGGTACTCGTGTGTCTGCCATTTGTCAGCCTCAGTAAAAACTTCGTTTTCTTTTGGTAATGCTATTTTAAGATTTTGTATTTCATACACTTCACCGATCTGACCAGTTTTAGATATAACAACTACATCATGTTCTTTGTTGTAACCATAATCCCACTTCTTAGATTTGTTTAATCTTTTTATAACATGTGGTTTTATGTGATCGATTACTTTGTATAAAGTTTGCTTGTACATTACTTAGATCTTCTTTCTGCAAAACCTCCAAAAGCTTTAGCTTTAACCTCTTCTTTTGGTTTTTCATTTATCATATCCTCTTCTTCTTTAATACGGTTTAGTATTTCAAAAGCATCAAATATAGCTAACTTTTTAGTTGCAGCAGCGTTCTTTAATCTATCAGCAGATATATCGTCATCAGAATCTACAATAGCTTCTTTAGCTACTTTAATTAATTCTTCAACTGCTATGTGCCCAGCGTGGATTATATTCTTTTTCGTTTCCTTGACGTTCATGCTTAATTACAATATCATTTGATTTCATACAATAAAGACGTTTGCCATCAACGACAAAGTCATATTCTCCATTAGGTGTATAACCTACAAGGTCTCCCTCGTTGATTCCTAGCACTTCTAACGCACTATTACCGTATTTTAATATACCAATAAGATATTGCTCTTGATCAGACACTGTATTGTCATTACTTTTAATAGGACTTATAAAGCATCTATCATTAATAGTTTGCCATTTATCCTTTCTTTTATATAAATACACTTGATCTAACTGAACAAAATATAAACCATCTTTAAAATAAGACTTACTATTCTTTTCTTCACCTCTTACATTATACCATCTTCTAAAAACATTATGGTGAATCATTATTAAATCACCTTTTTTAATATCAGTTTTAAATGACAAAGGTGTTTCTATAACTTTAGCTATATTATTTACGGATTTAAAAGTTTCTACTTGTGTGTTAATTATAAGGCTTTTGTCACCTACTTTAACATCATTATTATATCGCTGGCCAACTGGCTCAACGATAAAGTCAAATAAACTTTTCACTAATATTCTAAATCATACTCAACTGATATTGCCATGTTAGAATTAAACTTCTTCCACGGCAATACTTCGTCTCGTTTTTTGATGTAGATATTATAGGAATTATCTGTTTTATCAGAAAGTATATGTGATATTGTATGCCCACCATATACTGACTGCCCTAACGAGTAGTGCATAGCATCAGTTTTATAGTCAGAACCAATACTTATCTTTCTAATTACAGATGACATTATTCCTTTTTATCCTCTTCTTTTTCAATTGGAGTATATGTTCCATCTTCTAAATTAATATTGATAGATCCGTACTCTTCTTCTAACTCTTTTTTAAAGTCTTCAGTTTCTTTGTTTACTTCGTGAAACTTACCTAATACTGAGGTTTTCTGGGCTTCTAAAAATCCTACTTCGTTTAACAACTTGTTTAAGTCTTTTTGAAAGCCTTGGATTTTTTCTAATTGGTCTTTTTTAATTTCCATTTTTAATTTAATTTAATTGATTAATTATTTATTAATATAGTTACAGGTTTTATTTACTTTTTAAATAAACTTGTAGCCTTTTCTGTCGTGCGTCCACCAAAATATGCTAGAACAACAGCCATCATTACTTTTTCAAATGTATCATTCCATAATTCACCTATGTGAAATGGTATCGATTCAACACTATCTAATAATCCTGCTATTGAAAATATAACAATACACCACACTAAAACCATAGGGCGTACGTTTTTCGAAAGCCATGAATCTGACATTGAATCAGCTTGCCACCTTGAAGTGACGGCTTCCATTTCTTTATTTTGTTGTTCGAATATAAGTTGTTGTAATTTTATTTTATCTTCACCACTTACGTCGGATTTACCTATAGCAGCAATAGCTTCAGCTGGTGAAGTTACACCGCTTAGTACATTACCTAAAGCAGGGTTGACTAACGACGCAGCACCAAACAATAGTTTACCTACTGTTGTATCTTTAAATTTCTTTTTAGGATCTGGCATAAGCTTCTTTTTCCCAAGGAAGATTTTTAGCACCTTCCTGCATTGTTTTTCTTGAGTAACGTTTACCTCTCCAGTAAACATTATTATCGTCATAATCCAAATCACCTCGCTTCATTTGATCTATATGAATCTTTTCATGAGCGACTACATCTTGTATTTGTTTTGGATCTTTAATATCTTGACTTATTAAAATGCTTCCGTTTCTGTCTGCTTTTCCTAACACACCTTCCTCTAAATCTACATTGTAGATAGGGGTGTTGTCGATAATATAAGGTGGGTTAATTTTAAAAGCCATTACTTTCCAGGAAACATTTTATTAAGTTTTTCTTTACGCTGTTGACAGCCACAGGGTATGTTTAAACCCTGTGACACTGTATCAACAACTTTTTTAATTCCAGTTGCTTTAGTGAAATCTTCTATTTTATCACCTAAGCCTTTTGGTTTCATTAAGAGAATACTATTCCTGAAACTTCAATTCCTTCTGGAAGATGTACCTTAGCTTTTACACCACCTGGATTAGCAGTTAACGCATAGTTAACAGCGTCTCTTACAGATGGAATAGTTCCAACTGAACTGTGAGTAATAGTACATAAATCTCCAGCTGCACCTCCAGCTAAATAGATAACTACAGTTGTAGCTGATGCTTGCTCAACTCCTGTTATCAAATCTACACCCACCAGGATGTCTCCACCTGCGATCCCTGATCCAGATGATTTAATCGAAATAAATTTTGCCATAATAATTGTTTTTGTTTTTGTTAATGATTGTTTTTATTTATTAATTTACTTTTGTTTTGTAGCTTTTTTTTTCATTTTAGCTTCTTCTTTTTTAGAAGGATAACAACCTTTTCTTGCATCGTCCCAAGCTTGTCCTTCAGGACATGAATTTTGATTTAAAGGTCCTCTAGATTGTTTTTTATTTATTCTTTTACCAACTCTATCCATTTTATCTTCTAGCTTATACATTTTTTGTTCTTCTTTTTCGCTAGTTTGACCCATTTCAAAACGATCATAAAGTGATTTATGTCTAGCAGATAGTCTGTCCATTTTCTTATTAGGATCTCCTATTTTACTATATGGAGCGTTAGAACCACTACCACTAACACAACCAGTTTTGTAAGTTGGTGAATGCGACCCTTTCATTTCTAACATAGATTTTGCTTTATCATAATCACCTCCAGCTTTTTGCATAGCGTGACCAAAAGCATTACCTTCTAATGGCGTTGCAGAACTATATCTTTGCTGCGCAACACTACCATTGTATTTATACAAGGGTTGATTAGAATCACCCATAGCGTTATAACCTCCAGACATATCTTTAAATAAATCTTTTCTTTCTCGACCACCACTTACTGAGATGTTTCTGTCTTTTCCTTCGTGTTTATATTTTCCCATAACTATGACATGTGTTTAGAAATCCAAGAACCACTCTTAGAATCTGATTTAGAACCTGC